GATATTTAATGTATTGTTAGTTAATTTCCATTGTTGGCTAATTACTCCAGGCATATTAGTTAAATCGTAAGAAAATGTCAAATGATTTAAAAGATTTAATTCTGCCATACTATTTATTATATAGGTGTCATCAAAGCTAGGGTTATAACTTATAAAGTTTATTTGTTCTTTAATTCCTATAATATCTAATGGGTCTAATGGTTCTTCATTTTCTTCTATGCTACTCATCCAAACAGATTTAAAATCATATGTTCTTGTAGGTTCTTTACCAACTGCTAATATGTATAATAATTGATCTTCAGTATTCGGGAAAGGTGTTGAATCTCCATCGACATCAAACGGTAAGTTATCTTTAAATATTGGATTATAATTAAATTTAGAAAGTATTGGATGCTCGTTAGAATCTAAACTACTAAGTTCATCTGCAATTAACTGCCACTGTGCTGTATCAGTTGGTGCTGCAGGAATTGCGTTTACTATTTCATAACTATCTCTTGAGATTACACCAGTTACTGAATCTTCTTGTGTAATATTAATCCATTGATTGTTAGGTACTGCCCAGATCTGAAAAGACGAATTAATATCTGATCCGACTCTTGTCATTTCCCAAGTTAAATTAGGGCCGTCGTTCCATAGATGCTTTTTAAGAGATGCCCATTGATATGGACCTGCTGTTTCGCTAAATCCACTTGAACTAGTAGAATCTTGATATCTTCTAACAGTCGATGCTGGTATACCATATTCATCTTCATCGTAAATATAATTAGCTCGATCCATTGATAAATAATAAGTTCCTATTACATCCTGTACCGGCAACATGTTCTCTCTTGACCAATCCCAACTAGAACCAGCTGCATCCCATGTGTGTTTATATCCTTTCCAATCTAATTTCTTTGTTGCTAACTGAGTTAATCCATAAACTTCAACGTTCTTGTTTTTAACTTCAACAGCGTCTTTTAATATTTTAGTACTCTTTACGTTGTATAAATCGTATAGGTTAGCTTCAACAGTATATGACCCAACATATGGTAATGTCATTGGGAAATTGATATATTCTTCAATAGGTCCTCTGAAAGATCTTAGATAATTCTTTGGTCCTCTTAGTACCCATTCAATTTCATAAACTCCACGATGCCACCAGTTGTTCCAAGTTAATAAATGGTCTCCTGTGTCAGTAGCATCCATGAATGAAAATTCAGCAGCATCCCATTGATCTGCTATTCCATCAATCTGTAGGGTTATTGGAGCTCCAATTGGAATTCCATCAACCGTGTTGAATGTATCTAAATTACTATTATAGTATTCAGTATAAAAATCTGTAATAGATTCTGATATATTTAATCTATCTGCAGAAGGAATTGTATTAAAATCTTGACCAAATCCTGTAAGTCTATAATCAACTTTACGTAAATCTTCAATAAATATGTTTCTTCCTTCTGGCTTTACAACTGGATTAAATTCTATTCCAGCCGTTTGTGTTTTTATAGATTGCTGATTATTCCATACATTTTGATTAAATTGAGAAAAGTAATCACCTTCACCTGTTATATCTACGATCTTAGCTTGTAGTGGTAGGTAATCTTTTTGTAATTTCTTTTTTAATCCATATAGTTTAATTAAAACCTCATCTGGAGAATAGTCAATAGTTTCTTGAACTGTTGGAATATCCCATTCATCCTGTAAACCAGTTGGTGTATTTAATCGATACACTAAACTAAATCTTGAAGTTTTCTTTTGGTTTGAGTTTGGTAACTCTCCTCCTTTATTTTTGTCAGCTAAGAAACCAACAACATCTTGATTTGGAACAGCAACTGCTTTTAATTTTCCAAAGTTTTCAGATTGTTCGTTAATATTTAGCCAATATTCTTTTAGTGTGATTTTATCGTACCCAAAGAAATCAATTGCATTTAATAGAGCTTTGTAAGTTCCAATAAATGGTTTGATTTGAGAAGCTTGTAAAAGCAACTCTTTACGTTTTTGGTTTAATATAATAAAATCAGGAGATTGTTCTTGTATGTTAGAGTCTTTAAATATAAAATAATCTAAGTCATCTAAGTTCATTCCCATGTTAGAAAGTAGAGTTCTTAATCTTTCATCCTCTCCTTCAACTTCACCATATACTTTAATTTGTGCAATCTCTCTAGTTTCAACTCCATTAATCAACTCCGTTACGTATAATGTCCTGATATGAAAACCTTCAATGTCAGAATTTAATGCAATTTGTGAAGTGATTGGAGTAGCTTTTAAATTATCTGTAACTACTTTGACACCATTAGATGTTGATACTGAAGTAGTTGCTGGAAGTAGTTGACCTACTTGTGAATCGTCTATTTGTATATATAATTCTCCAGCATCTTGTTTAGCGCTATATAAAAATACATCCTCGCTAGTATTATAATCATCTTTAAATTTAAATTTAAAAGAGACTACACCAGCGGACTCTGCGATTGGAGTCACATGCAATTTTTCACCAAGAGATCCTGCAACTTCTTCTAAAACGTGTAGGGTTAGTGTTTCATATAGTCCAGTTGAAACTAATGGCAAATATGAAACCCCTTTCCATATATTTAATTCATTGTCATAAATTAAATTTAGGTCGTTAGATTCACTATCGAAAAATCTTAAATTTTGATAAATCTGCGCCATTATCTAAAGTTTTTATAATCTTTTTTAGTTGTAAACGATTTAAATCCTTTTAAGTATGTTACTGAACCAACAAGGTCAGCTAATACTTTCTGGATTAAAACTACAAAATCATTCATTCTATTATTTCGAACAATATAAGGAGATATAGATTTCCTTAACATGTTGTCTTCATATGCATTCCCCTGATTCTTACGATTATCCATAACGCTCTCTCGGATAGTATAGTTTCGCTTCTGTCTGCTCTTAAATAGATTTTGTATTAATGATGCCATTATAGTGCTCTTCTATTTTTAGCCTGTATTTTAGAGAATATTGTATTAGGTACCGCTGGTTCATCGAAATAAATAGATAGCGCAGCTTGTTCTCCAAGTTTAGCATCATCAGGTATTACAACACCATCGCGATCTAACCAACCTCCTCTGAATAGGGCAACTTCTTCTTTTCCTAATAATATATCACCAAAAGAATCTAAATTAATTACATCCTCTGGTAATGCAGCGTTAGGTTCAAAACTTATTTTTCTTTCAGTAACTGTTCTTTTAAAGAAAACATATTTTTGTTTTCCATTACCAATATCTTCTAGTATTGGAGTAGAAGGAGTAACTGTAACTTTGTTCAGGGTGTAATATCCTAATCTCCTTGCATCTTCCTCTACTTTAGATATAAATCTTACATTTACTGAATCAATCCCCTCAACGCTCTCTAAAAGGGCGATAATGTCTGACTTTGGTAAACGATCTCTTCTTGTTATATTGATTAAATAATCCGATATTCTAGAACGTATTTCAGAATAAAGTGCAGGTTTGTTATATCCTTCAAAATATCTAACTTTAACATCCATACTAAAATATTGAACATCAGGTTCTACGATCTTAACTTCTGTCGTAACCATTTGCTGTCCACTGTTTTCAAGTAATTCTAAGAATCCATTCTTTTCGTCGCTTGAGAAAAAGAACTCATCTAATGCTAAACTAAAATAATCTTTATTTTTGCTTAATTTTTTAGCAGTATCAGGTAACATAAATAAATATATTACATTGTCATCATCGATATAACCATCATCTGTTGTATTGTACGCATCTAAATAAGAAAACATTCCATATCTTGAAAGGAAATGTTCAAATGATTCTGGATTTGCCAACACAAATGAATGTGATTGTAGCGGTGCGATTAATTTAGTTAATTCTACCGATTCAGGATCTGCTCCCATTTTAGGTGCAGCTGTGAAAGAAGACTCTAACAATTCATTTAAGTCATATGTTTCTCCTAATGAATCAAAACCTTCAGTTACAAATTTAAAAGTAAGATCTTTAGATCCTGATAAATTACCTTTTGTTCCGTCTGTATTTAAATATTCTACTTCAATAGAAGATCCTGCTACCGGTATTTTACCAAAAGAACCATTTCCAAAATAAATATCTAATCCTCCATTAATCCCTGTTTTAACAAGATACCCTTGAGTACCTACCTTCATATCATATAAAGAATCGTATTTAGACCATAGTGTGCTATTGACACTTACTCTAACTGAATGATGATCTGTTGCTTTCTTAGTAACTATATTATAAGACTGTAGTTTTTCACCAGTTCCTGTTACAGTCTGTGTTTCAGTCTTTCCCTGTACAACTGGGATACGAATATATGCAGCGTTACTTTTTTCAATTCTAAATTGATCGTTGTTTGTTTTTAAAATATACTCTAAACCGTTTGCTGTACATTTTATGATAGCATTTTGTGGTATATTAAGAGCGTCTCCTGCAATATCAGTAGATGCTGAAGTGTTTAACCTAATTTTAATTTCACCATATGCACTTGCTCCTCTAAATGCGTCATGACCTGCTAGTCTTGCAAGTCCGTATATTGATTCAGGGTTTTGAGCAGTTAATATATTCTGTTCAACTGTTGCGTCTTCAACATAGAAGAAAATTAGTTTAGTAATTTCAGATAATACATCCAAGATTTGTGAGAATGGAGAAGCAGTCGTGAATAGTTCACTAGTCCTTCCATATAAACGAGACATATATGACCTCGTATCCGTGATCATATCATTTGCTCTTAATCTAGTTGCATTTAAAAATTTAAATTCAGCCATTGTTTATTTTTATAATTTTATATATAGACTCCTAATTGGAATCTAGAATCTACTGTAATGTCTAAAAAGACTACGTGGTTTGATACGTCATCAACTACTTCGATGTCAACGCTAACACTATATTTAGAAGCAAGCGGAATATATTCTGCTATTTGATTATCAATAACTGTTTTTAATTGAAAATCGTTGTATCTAAATTCATAAACATAATCTTCTAAATTTGCTCCAAAATTAGGTTGCCCCAATACTTCTCCTTTTCTTGTGAAAAGCATTGTTTGTATCTGTGTTAACAACATTGACAGTTCGTTGTCTTGTTGCATCACATCAGCCTTGTAACCAGGTTCTCCTATATTTTTTACGTAAAACTCCATATGATTATATATACGTTTAAGAATGCATCATCCAATCCGTTCCTTCGTCTCCTTTTATTTCTTCAATTATTGCTTCTAATTCTCCTTCTCCTAATCCCTGTATAAGATCTGCATTTACTTGAATATTTCCAGGTAATGTAAATCCGAATATTCCTAGTTTTTGACCTAAAGAAACTTTAATCTTAGCGGCACAATATCTAAAGAATGCTTCATCTCCAAAGAGAGCGCATTCTGGGATTGTTTCATATACTTCTAGTATAATATCCCTTTTAGGCGTTTCTCCGGTAAATTTAAGTTCGTGTGTTAATTGGTTATAATTAAAACTAATTGGGTTATCTATGATTTGTCTAGCAAGATCATAAAAACTTTCGTTAATTACATATGATTGTAAGTTTTCTGCAGCAGCTGCTGTGTTTGCACCGCCATATGTTCCTTGCATCATCATTCTTTCCATGCTGAAATCTCCTTTTTGAAAATCAATATCACTTGAACCTCCCCATCTTGAACCAGTTTCTGAACATCCATATACAGAGTATATTTCGTTTCCACCAGTTGATGGGTCCATTCCTGGTAATGTAAAAGATCTTGTTGCTTTAAATTTATCAGACTCAAATAGAGCGTGAGGTAAAACCACAAAACTTTCTTTAACAGAGTATTCATAGTTTTTATAAAACCATTTCTTAGCTCTTTTAATTATATTGTCAACTTCCTTTCTTGGTAAATTCATTGGAATCATACATGAACCTGTTACATCATCAGCAAGCTCTAATGCAAATGCATTAAAACAATTTCCTCCTGGTTCTATATCATCTAGCCATGATTCTTGACCTACAAAAATATTACTCATTTTTTATTATTTATTTTTAAACTTCGTCATATAGGATCTTTTCAGTTCCTTTAAACTTTGCTAATTTTTTATCGTATCTTCCTTCTCTAAATATACCGTCTTCCATGGAACCTTTTAAGATACCATCACCATATATATAACCATCTTTTATTTTAACACTTTGGTGAATATAACAGCTTTTTAACTTTGAAGAAATAACTTCACTGTTATCATAGAAATTACAATCATGAATATCAGATCCATTTACAGTACACTTAAACAAATCACAATAAAATAGTTCACCACGAATATCACATTCAATAAAATCATATCGTTCAAGTTCAACACAATATTGTAATTCACCTTTGTTTACTTGGACTTTACCCGTATCAGAGTCATAGTTGATATGTCCTTTGATTAGTGATCCATGTGTAAACAATTTTATTACCCTTTCTTTAATATTTTGCCAATGTAAATCTAAAATCTGTGGATCTTTTCTTAAATCGACTGTGAATTCTACGTTTTTCCATTGTTTTTCAATATGTCTCCAATCTAACCTAGCGTCGAGTATTCTTTTATTCTCAGCCAATATCCTCTTTAACTCTATTGCATTAAGTTGTGTGAAATGTTTATCTTCAGTCGAATTCCAAAGTTGTATTAGGAATTGATCTAACATGTATAAGATCGATGTTGTTTTCTTTTCCCAATCCTTTCCTCCGACATATCTAAATTCTAAATAGTTCTTATGTCTTTTGTCGAAATTGATTCCATAGTATTTAGAATCAGGGTAGATAAAGTTTTGTGAGTGTATATGTTCTCCGTTAAAGAAACTCATACCAGTCTTAGGTAGTACAAATTTTATAGATTTAGCATAAGCTGAATCCTTTCTAGTTGGAAAAAACTTAAATACTTGATCTTCTTTAAAATCAAGTATAAATTTAAGAACATTCATTTTAGAAATCCTATTCTTATCCTCAATTTTATTTTTGTCAAAAGATATGTTTAAGTGAATTGACGATCTATCTGTAGTATATCCGTTTTCTTCAATCCATTTACACATATTAATGATCATTAATCTAGCGCTGTAATATGGTACTGCACCGGTTACAAGCTCCATTAGCTTTACACCACCGCTCATATCTGGCTCTAGTTTAAAATGATCAGCAGTCGGTTCAAATTCACTATGTGCCTTGTCTTCTATTTGAATCTTCTTGTTTAAAAGAATTCCAATCTTTTTCGCTGTTTCTTCGATAGGGAGATTTGAATAAAATTCAAACTCGACCCCTACCAATGCGTTTTTTAGTATTTCTGAATCATTAAATGTGTTCATCCTCGAATATATGTTAAACTTAAGTTAGTTTATATATTCAAGATATATTATGATAATATTGAAACTATCTTTCTAGAATTATAAAATCACCAAATGCATCATCAAAAACCCTGATTAAATTCTCGTAATCTCCGCTTTGCATTTGCTTAAGTAGCTGGTCATACGGTTTATCCAAGTCTTGTGAAAACTTTTTAGCATACGCAAGTAGTGCAAATGCATTGCCATCGGGCCCTGTTAAATCTATAACAATTGGTAAATCTTGATGTTTATGTAGTTTCTTTCTAATCATTTTCAAGTATGTTAGATATTTCAATAAAATCAGAAATCTCCTTCTTTGTTATATTATTTATCAATGGGAATAATTCATTGATATCGTCTCTGCCTACCCATCCGATAACATCGTCATCAATTCCTGGTTTTACCAATTTAGTAAAGAAAGGTATATTATCTTCATGCAATATTGCAATCTCAAAAGAAGAATGTTCTTTTTCAGAATTTAAATCTTCTCTTGGTGTACAGTATGCTGATTTACCAGCGGCAACACTTAATATTAATCCGTTATCGAAATGATGAGTTGCGTTTATTCCTCCCCATCCTAATTTTTTAAATTTTAATTCTTTAAAATTCATGTTTTTATTTTTTAAAGTTCAAAGTTTTCTTGAAGTTCTTTAATTAACTTTTTAATCTCTTTTTTATTAAGAGTAATGTGTGTAAAGAAATCTCCTTGATCTCTCATTGTAAATTGTACTTTCATACCTTCTTTACCTCCACTGAATCTAGTTAGGAACATTTCAGTGTTTTCCATTTCATTTGTCTTTTGACTGTGAAATTGACCTTTAAGTGATTTTAGTTCGGTTGACATATCTATTAGCTTTTTAATTATATATAAATATAACACTTTTTATTGATATAAAAAAACTTTTATGCATTTATTTTGTAATTTATAATGATTATAAATAAGAAAGGCCCAAACATAAAATGAATGGGCCTTTAGTTTATAAAAATAAAGTAGTCTTAGATTTTCAAGAAAATCTTTCTAGAGTCTGCATCGATTCTAGTAACCTGTACTGTAATATTATCTCCAGGTTTAATAGTTTCTAAATCTATAACATCTTCAATTTCTGAAATATGTAATAGTCCAGCAACTCCTTTTTCGATGTCTACGAAGATACCGTAGTCTTTTACCGCTCGAACCGTTCCAACAATTTCACTTGGTGTTTTGATTCTATCAGTAATACCATCCCATAAGTCAACAACTGGTTTTGCATCTAACTGTGTTAGGATAATCTTTTCGTTTGATACAACTTCTTTAATCTTAAATGCAATATCATCTCCAGGTTTAATTTCCCTAGCTCTATGTGCTTTTAATAATTCAGGAGTTAGATCATTAACATGAATCATTCCAGTTAAACATTCATCAAACTCTACAAATACTCCGTATTTTGCAGAACCTGTAACTTTACCTGCAAGATCTTGTGTTAGATTTTCCTTTAGTGCTTCGATTTTAGAAGGAATCATTGCTTTTAAATATTCTCTGTGAGATACTACAATAGTTCCTCTTTTTTCTGAGAAACTTACAGGAACAACATACATGTTGGTTCCTACAATAGATTCAAAGTCTGCTAATTTGTTAATTCCAGCTAAAGAACCTGGCATAAAACATTCAACCCCTTGTACGGTTACAATATAACCTCCTCCTGGTATCATTTGAGAAACTGTACCCATATATCCGGTTGCACCGTCTTTAATAGATTCCATTATTTCCTTAACAACCGCTGATTTAATACCTGCACTAATAGATCCTAATACGAATCCTCGACCTCCGCCCATTTGAAGAACTTGAATCTTAACCTCAGCATCTGGAACAAATAATCCCCTAACGCTAATTTCTTCTTTTAAGACATTAACATATACATTTTCTCGATACCCGATATCAACCGCAACCCACTCTTCGTTTATACTATAAATAGTACCCGAATAGATTTCACCAACCTCAACTTGCATCTGAGCTGGTCTAGCCTCTTCATATCCGTTAAAAAGATCTAAAAGATCTTGTGCATACGGCTCATGAGAATATACGTTATAATTACCTGTGTTTTTAAGTCCTTTGTTTATCTTTCTAGATCTTGAAGGACATGACGCTTGGTGAGCATCCCAGTCGAATTCTTCGAGTGGAACATTAGCATTTTCTAAGTATGCTAATTTGTCATTTTTTTTTGTTTCTTGAGCGACTGGTTCTTCTTTAGTTAGTCTTACTCTTTTTGTTTTAACGTCTGTGGACATTCTTTTTTTAATTTAAATTGTTAATAATAGTGAATAAATAATTTTATAGGTTATATATACTTTTTTTAAAATGATAGAGGCATGAATCCTACCATAGGAATTGGACCACCCGGTGTTGCTATTCCACCTAAATATAAAAACTTTAATTTTAATAAGTGCTTTGCGCATGCGCCTGCAACTGCTGTTGCAACTAGAGTGGCAGCAACCGGAGTAGCCGGAGGAACTTCGAAAATCTTACCGTTGTTCCATGCTCTTCTTAAATCGTTTGCAAGTGATGTCTTACTACCATATGATATTGGTGCATAAACTCCAAGCAACGGAGCAGTTATATTACATGGCGGAATTGGGGGCCCACTCGTAAACGGCTGAACTGCCGCTGATTGCCAGTATTTAATAATAGCACCTGCCATTATCTCATATGGATCCTCACCATCTTCCTCTTGATCCTCTGAGTTTACCTCTTCCATGTATTTGGCCCACTTCCTTTGAGTTTCCCACCATCTTTCTTGCTCTTTTTGATATAGTAAATCCTTTTCCCGTTTTCGCCATAATCGACCGGCCGTTGTAGTGTATGTAGCAAGCACTCCATCAATTGACGGAACGTACGTGAAGGCTTTGATTAAGCCTTGTTTTATTTCTTCTGGTATTTCTTCTGGCCTTTGCTTATGCTCTTCTTGAAAAACATATTGATTAATCTGATAATCCGCAGTAGACAGGGGAGGTATAATAAATGTACTTGTTAAAGAATATTTATTACCTCCATCATTTATTACTTTATTTCTTTCTTCTTTTTCGGCACTTCTCCATGCTTTTTCTAAAGATTTTATTTTATCGTATACCTTTCTAGCAAGACCCCTGTAACTGTATGGTATCTCTGTTCCAAACTTTAGAAGCTCTACCCATAACTTATATTCTGATGAATTATCATTCCCTGTTAGAATTCTATTAACTAGAACATCTATTTTTTCTTCTTCAGTAAGATCTGGTATAGTATTTCTAATAGGCTTAGTAATATTCTCTGGATATCCCGCAGCGTCTCCTTGTAGCTTTTCATCAATGCCACTTAGTTTCTCTAATACTCCACCATCACTTATAGTAATTGATTTAGTCTTATTTATTGTTTTGATTAAAGATTTACCGGACATATCTAGTATTTCTTTAAATGTATATGTATATTTACCAGGAACTGTAGGCACGTTTATCACAGCAAAGCCAGTGTTACCCCCCGCTCCACTACCTGAGCCTGATCCGCTGCCTGAACCCGATGATATCGAGCCAGAGCCTACTGAACCTACTATTAGTGGAGATTGTTCAATTTCGTTTATTGTGTATCTTATTTTAAAAGATTGTTCTGGATTAAATTTTTTAATTATAAATCGAACAACGTAATTATGGGATGGTGTATTTATATCTGAACTTGCTTTAGTAACTACACTAAAATCTATATCTCCATCATTTGTGGTGTCATTCGGATCCTCCTCTGGATACGGAACCGGGCATGTTGATTCATATAGAGGATAGTAATTAAACTTCTGAAGAGTGTCTGTATTCTCTGAGGTCCATTTTTCTATCTCACATTGTGCGTCAAATGTTAGATCGGATTCTGGAAGTATTTCCGTAATAGACTGGTACTGTGATAAAGTTTTTCTATCTTCAAGAGAGGTTTCATAATCTTCGAAAAGCTTTTTAAATGCCTTGTCAAATCCTTCCGTCAAAACTGCCTTTACACCAGCATTACTATGTGTATTTCCGAATGGTGTTTGTGCTGTTGATACTGCGGCAACATATTCATCTGACAGAAACGAAGCAAAGTCTCCAATACCAGGAGCATTTGGAGGTAATCCCATACTCTCTGCGCTTCTTGCTATTAGTTTTGCAGATACGTTATTAATAAATAAAGGCCATTTTGCCGGCATGATTGTATTGTTTTATAGACTATATATCCTATTTACCAGTCTGTTGATAATCTATGTGAGTACTCTTTAGTTTTGCAATCGTTGCTGGTGTAATCGGAGCAGGTGGACCTGATGGACCAACCCCTGTTGGGTGAAAGTGTGCTTTATAATCATCTAATAATTCGTTTAACCATTTCTCTAAACTAACTCCTCGAACCGCGGGCTCTGATTCATCAGCTCCCTCTTCTCCAGTGTTACTTAAAAATATATCACCAGAATCTAGAAAGATTTTTTGGTCTGTTGATATTTTGATATGCCCTTCCTCGTCGATTTGTATAAGTGGTCTTTTTTTAGCGCCGCTTCCTCTTGAAATTACCAAACCATCTTTAGTTGATGAATATATTCTTATGTCTCTTTCGGCATCATATACTAAACTAACAACATCATGTGCATTATCCGGATCTTGTTCTAAAACTTCTGATTTAAGATCCTTATTTTGGTTAATTTGAAACCAGTATTCAGGATGATATATGTTACCATTGTCAAATCTAACCGCAACAATATCTCCAACTCTTGGAATTGAATGTGCTCCTGCATTATCTCTGTTCATTGGAGTTGCCCATGGAATTGATTCATTTTCTAATAAATCAAACTTACCATAAACTTTAACTCGACATCTTCCTAAAAGAGAAGGATCTACATTATCAACCACCTCGCCTAGCCAGTGAGTTTCTCTAATATTATCTTTTTCTAGTTCCTTGTCTCTTGCCATTATTCATGTATATTACCTAGAGATTTTGCAGCCGCTGAGTTTAGCGCATCTCCAATAGTCTGTCCTTGGTCTACTAAACCATGTACGTTATCTGCAATAACGCTTTGTATATTATTTGCGTTTGCTGCAGGATTTGCGATGTTATCAACTCCTTTTACAAAATCCTTATATATATTATTAACAGCTGCATTAACTCGACCTACTGTCGCATCTTTAGCTTGCTGCTTTAATTCATTAACTTTTTGGATAGATGCGTTTTTTAAATCTCCAACTGCTCGATCAGCAAATGCTGTTGCTTTTTGAACAGCTTGATCTTTTAGCCAATCCCCTACACTATTAAGTTCTTTATTCTCCGAGTCTGGCGATGGCGATAAATCATCAGTGTTGTAAACAGATTCTACAATACCATTTAATACCCTAGCTTCCATATCATATAATGCTTCATAGGTTATTGATATTTCTCCGGTTGCTACCTCTGGCGTTGCTTTTTGTAAATCTGCAAATATAGTTGTTCCAGATTTTAAATCAAATTCACAAAATTTAAGAGCAAACATAAAATAAGGTTTTCCACTAGTTCCTGAAATTCCGGAATTTGCATTATCTATACCTATTTTCGGTTTAAAATTATCTGGAAATCCTCCTAGATCAACTCCACTTAAAGTAGGTTTAGACATGTTTTTAATAGCCCTAACTTCAGTAACGTAAATATACATTCTGAATTTTCTTAAATTGGTTGGTAAAACCCACGTCCATTTTCTTTCATCGAAAACAGCTTTTCTATATAAGTGCATTAAACCAGATATTGTCAGGTTAATAGACTCTAAAGTTCCTATAGTTATTACAGCATCATCTCCTCCAAAATACGGGTTTAACGGATTATACTGTTGTATTTTTTCTAAACCAGATAAACTTTGCCAAAACCAAGGCATTTCATTATTAATAAGTTTTAAAGCTTTTTTAAAGTTTTGAAGTGCTTCTAATTTTTCTTTATAGTACTCCGACGTTTCTCCTTCAGATGATAGTCTCTTTAAATAATCCTCAGCAGGGTCTGCTAATAGAGGAGAATTGGCAGCATCTGCAAAATCAAACAACATAAGAAACGACATATAAGTTGGATCTTGGTATTGTTGACTTGCTCTTTTACCTTTTCTAAAATCTGATATTTTCTTGAAATCTGACATATAGTATATATTCTTATTAGTTTGTAGCTATTAACCTTGTAAATTATTTAATCTACTTGGCCATTCTCTTCTTAAAAGAGTTAAGTGCTGTCTGATAGCCCCTCCCTTGTATGTATATCTAATAGATCCTATAATATAAAATCCGCTTAAGAATTCATCTACTGCTTGTGCAGATCCGTTAGTTGGTAAATCAGGATCAGATTCTGGCTGTGCTTCAAAACCAAGTTCTTCTTTTGTGGCTTTTACCTGTGTATCAACTAAAACCTGCGAGTCTGTTTCGTGAAAAATAACAACCGGAATTTTTTGATATCTATATAATGCAGGATTCCACGTAGATAGCTCAATCTCAAGAGTCATTTTATCTAGTTCCTGTAGATTTTGCTGATTGTGTATACCTGCAAAGTTGTAATTTAAGTGTGTATTCGAAGTCTCAGGGTCACTGTTCCTTCTACCTACATATTTATACTTTATTTCTTGTTTGTATCTCTCCTCATCCCTGCGTCCTTTCATGGGCTCGGCAATGTCCTTCATTTCATTTGAAGATAAAGGTTCAATATCGAAGTTTACTAGTCCTTCATCAGAGTCGTTTTCAAAGTATTGCAATACTCTTTTGTAGCCATTTCTTTTTGCAATAGTACCTGCATTATTTTTAAGAGAATATTTATCAATATGTAAATTAGATCCTTCAAGTTCTGACTTTGTGCTAAGTATTAAAGTGCTTGCCATCTCATTCGTTGTATTGCTAGCGTCCGGTCCTTTAGTATCGTTCATATCATCGTTCATCGCTGCAACAGCATCTTCAAAATCATCCTCTGCATTTATCATTATATTTAAGTCGACATATGTCAGATAATAAAAAGGATCGATACAGTATGTTTGAAAAGAATCATCGTTAACATATGAGTGTTTTACTAGATTTGTAATAGTATCTATAATAGGCTCGTACGTTGTTACACAATTCATTTCATCGTCAGTTGTATCGACGTTAGAGGCAAATCCTATTTTTAAATCGGTAGCTATTTTTTCTAAGTGATCTATTGTTGTTCCTTTACCGTAAGATTTACACTGCTCTGCATTTATCCCTGGAATTTTCATCTCGCCGGCAAATGAGTACTTAGCACCACCCGACCCTCTAGATATTACACTAACAGGAGGAGATTCTACGTTTGTAATGTCAAAATCTATTCTAATATCTTTGTAATCGTCTTTCGGTCTCGCTGATAGTCTTACTGTTATTACATCTCCGTCTCTTGGAAAAGAGTCTACATTAAATCTAGCATCATTGTCAATTACAGTAAGTTCTATTGTTGGAACAAAGTCTTCTAGTGAAATCTCAAAAGACTTTATATCTGCTCGATTGAATTGATACCCGTTAATAATAATTAATGGAAATTCAACCCCAAGATCTCTAGTTATGTTCGCATCACCTGGATTATCGCCCTCTTGTTCGCCAAATGAGTCAAACTTATGTTCATCTAGTTTTATTGTTGGTTCTAACCTTGTTAAAATTTTACCTTCTAATGCCATTCTATAATATTATCACGTCTCCGTTAATGTCGATATTCTTGTCTCCGTCTTTTAGTATATTTGGCGGAACTATTTGTTTTGATCCATTTTGCTTTTGCGCAGCTTTTTTCTTTAGATACTCTGCTCTCTTAGCGTCCTTAACTGTTAATCTCTTAGATTCGACAAACTGATCCCTTATTGATTTATCTTTTTGGCTTCCTATTCCTTTAATTGTTTTCCAGGCTTTTAGTACTGCGTCTTTATCCGGTATATTTAAAACATCGCCTTCAGTTATTGAAAAAGGATTAGATATGTTATTAAATTTTAAAATAAGATCAGAGTAATCTGCAAGCCCGTAATACTTGATTGATATCATATCAATTCGGCATGTCTCATCTGCTGAAACTTCATGAACTGCCCTGATTTCAGCATTTTTAGGAAACAATATAGTTGGTTCGGTTATTCTTAACTTACCATCCTTTATTTTTTTATTATTTATAGATTTTAAGTTCATATTATCCGTTTGCCTGTTTTCTTAATTCTTTATCCTTTGGTGATTTTTGAGTTTTACCATACGCATTAACATCAACTGTTGCGTTAATATCAATCGCATCCGCTGGTTGTATATAGAATCTACCTCTACCTGTGTTAAACATACTTTCAATTTCTGCTTTATCTCTTGGTCTTGCTGGTTTTAATGTGATTTCAACAACCATTCTCTCTGGAAAATCTTGTAATCCCATAGGTCCTTCAAAATTAATTGAAGTATCTGTACATGCTAAATTACCAATAACTACAATCGGGTTTAGTGGGTTACCAATGGTAACGTGCCACTGTCCAGTAGGATCACCAGATAATAGAGCAGCAACTGCTTGGCCACCTTGTGGAGAATTAAACATCTTCATCATACTACCCGATAGTAAATTGTTAAGAGTATCACCAACCCCTTTCATTCCAAAATCTTTTATACCTTTTGTTATATCACCCATAGTAGATCCGGTATTGTTACCTGTAAAATCTGAAACTATAGATTTCATAAATCCTCCATAATCTCCACTTTTTAATAAATCGACATTACCTAATGGCCTCGCAACAGATCCATCTCCAATATACCTAACATCTCCACCCCAGAAAGGTGCGTTATTATATGTTAAAGCTAACATGTTAGCTAATTGGTCTAACATTAATATTTTTGGATTTGCTCCCCCTAAATCTCTAAGTTCATATTCAAATTTTAGTTTAAATTCCTGATCAAACTTTAAACCTTGCTCTCTAACTAGTGTTTTCTTAATAACATTAAGCGGACCAAATACGTGGTTAGGATATGTATTGCTAAATGAATCATAACCTGCACCGCCATTATCTAATCTTTCTTGTTGTGCTTGTGTTCTACCTGATGCCGCATTACTTGCAGCTTTAAGTACTTTGTTATTGTTAATTATAGCACCGACTTTACCTGAACTTGCATTGTTCTGTGACTGTACTGTTTGAACCTCTGCTTCTGCTTCTTTCCAATTAAACCCATGTGAAAATTTCATGATTTCCGCCATAGTATTTCCAGTTGTTTCGCTTAACCATGTAACTGCTCTTGCGATATCAGGCTCTTGTGAGTTTGCTCCTGTTAATCCTAAAGGACTAATGATATCATCAGGCGCAGGGCTTGTGAATCTTCGTAGAGTTATCATCATATTGTTTGGAATTCTACCAAAGTATTTCGCCATGGCAAAATCTGAATATTGATATTTATATCCGTTGCTACCACCAGCATCTGTTAGTTCTATAATTCTGGAAGCGGTTGGGTTAATTAAAGTTCTTGGATCTATTTTGTTAAAAAACTTACTTTTATTTGAATCACCCTTACCTCCTTCTCCAAATAATGGAGTACCTCTAAAATTAACTAATGAGTATTTATTAAAAAGAGAATATGGTCTTTTACCTAAAGTTATATTGGCGTTTCCTTCTCCATCTTTATGTTTATATGAATCTACGTCTTGATTGTAAAAAACATCAACATTTCTAGAAGCTCTAGTTTCTTGTGTAATTGCATTAACACTCGCTGCGATGTTTAAACTAGAATCTTCTTCAATAGAAGATTTTAAAGAGTTTTCATTGTTCTTAGTTCTTAATTGAGCATTAACCCCATCAGGGTTTTCAATATCGAATAAGTCGTTAAGTTTATCTTTGAGTGTACTAACCCCTAATTCGCTCACTTGCGTGATTGCGTCACTTGAGTTATTTATACCTCCACTAATGTCTAAGCTCATATATATTATTACTATTGTTTTTATACGTAGTAAGTATATATATTAAGATTAATCTACTACCCTTTTAAGTTATCATACTCTGGGCCCATTGGTCGAAATAATAATTTGTTGAAGTATTCTGGATCTGCAGGTACGCGATCCCCTAGAAACTTTTTAAGATGTGCCTCGAAGACTCCTTTAGATTCATAATAATATTTACCCTTGGAATAAGAAACCCTTGAGGACTTTTCATATAGCTCCCTGATCTCTTTTTCAATTAAAAAATCTTGAATATTAAGATAAAGCTCCTGTACTTGGTTAAATGTTTTAGTACACATTACAGAATCTACAGTAATCATATAGGTTTCTGAATTAGCGTCTAAATGTTTTTGAAGTTCTTTTTTATTTTTAATATTAGATCTATTAAATCCAAAAACAGTAGTTCCACCATTAAAATTCTTTTCAAACTTCATTCCAAAGAAATATCTTTTAAGAAAATTAATATCATCGTAGAACTTAACTATTCTAACATGATACTTCGGCATTGTTTCGTCGAATTTCACATCGTATATTAATACTCTAACTGGGAAAACAATATTTGAATATCTAGAGTTTGAAATAAGAGCATGGACATGTTCACCTTTATTAAATAAGCGATGTCTAATCATTGTCTACAAATTTAACGAAGTCGAATTGATTTAATATATTTTTACTTGGTACTTTATCCATGTTTAAAGAATTAAGAATAAATTCTATTTTCATGTCAGTGTAACTAGAGACCATCTTTTTAAAATTAGATATAACAGTAGGATCTAGATCTCTGAATGTATATACTATTGTTGTCGTTTTTTTCTTTTCAGAATTTATCGTAGTTCTAAATGAATTCATAATATTTAAACCTATCACGGCATCGCTAGGTTCGTTACTATATGGATCTGCTTTAATTAACTTGTTTTTAATAATAGAAAAGTCGATGACAGTCGAGTTCGGATCTTCAATTGCTCTTACAAACTTATTAAAATCTCTTTTTGACTTACACCAAACGCATTCTATCTTTATGTTATCCATTATTAGTTTGTTCAAGGTTCGATATACTCGCCTTGAGATTCTTTATTTTAAAGGAGATTTCCTTTTCAGTTGGTTTGTAATTACTTCCCCAATCACTGTTTATTTGTATTTGGTTTTTAGAATTTGAATTACCAAACTCTAATCCCAAATCAATACAGAGTTCTTCGATGAATTTTATTTTATTTAAAATAGAATCAAACTCATACACTGTAGTTGATTCGTATTCTTCACCTCCACCGTTTATATTATCGTCGTAAACCGATTTTATTACGCCATTGTCTGCCAGCGTTATTTTAATTTCCTGCATTTTTTCTACCAGCTAAAGATTGTTGAGCTTCTTTTCTTAATACGTTTGCCTTCTTTTTGTCGGCTCTATAAGTTTCTCTATCTTTAACAGCGGTAAGCGTCCATGCTTCTTCTAGTTTTGCTACTTCTTCTGCATTATATCCAGAAGCTGTCCATGCTTCTTTTAATTTATTTAGACTTACGATCAACTGTTCTTCAATAGAATCTAATCTTCTTTTTTCATTAGCTGCTTCCATTGCTCGACCGTCTTCTGCCATTTTATTGTGCCATGCAATTCCTTGCTCTGAAAATCTTCCAAACATATTTTTTATTTTTAAAAAACCTGCTTGCTTAAACTCTCCTCTTCTTTGTCTTCTTGATGCTGTTGCCATTATGTTCTTGTATTATGTGGTTAAATATTATTTATCTAAATTATATTAGCTGTAGTATTCTAATAAAAAATCAGTAACGTTAGCTTTGATATATTCTTGTAATTTGTTTATCTCTATCTGTGACATAGCTACTTCTGAAATTTCCTGATTAAGATCTTCTGTTTCCATACCTTCACCTAACATTGAGTAAAGCTGGGGTGTTGGAATATTAAGATTGATTTGAATAGGAACGTTCACCACGTTTTTCTTGCTCATCTTTAATATCATTTTACCGAGTACTGAAGGTTCTACTTCAGCCGGACCTTGTGATACTACAGGTGGAGCCGTAACATTTACTTTTTCTTTTTTTACTGGTGTTAGCGGGTTAGCGCCTGGAAACGGTACTTCTCCGTCAATAATTGGCTCTAGAAATTCTAATAAAACACTCTTGAATATTCTTTGTCCATTTGTAAAATTTACAAATTCACCGTCGTCGGATTCAACATCGACGATATCGCCGAAGTGTTCTCCTTTTTTCCATTGATATTGTTTTAAATCACCTTGCACTTCTGTCATTTTAAATTATTTAATAGTTATACTAAAAAAATCTATTTTGTTTATTTTAAAGCTCCCGTGTAATCCTCTACGAATTCTTCAAGATAGTTTATTGATTCACTAGGGCCTATCACCGCGTCAGGACTCGTTATGTACATTTTATAAAAGAAAGCGTCACCTAACTCGATTCTTTTTCTTTTTAAATCTTCTAATTCTGGTAGATATCTTTTATTGAATCCCATTCCATGTATTTACTTGTTTAACTTCAATTCCTGCGGTTTCTAAGAGCTCAACTCCGCTCATGTCTCTGTATTCTTCTGTATAATATACCATTTTAATTCCAGCTTGTATAATTAACTTAGCACATCCAAAACATGGACATGTTGTAGTGTATAGATCAGCACCAACACAACTCATAGTCGATTTTGCAACTTTCATAATTGCATTTGATTCTGCGTGTAAAACCGCAGGTTTTGTTATTGCGCCATGTTTGTGGCAAACACCATTATTACATTCATATCCCTGTTCTGCTAAATCAACAGCGAGGTCTGGGTTTTCGTAATATCTAGTATCTGTTTCTTCACATGAATTATCAAACCCATGGGGCATGCCATTATAACCGAATGAAATTACTTGATGATCTTTTACGATGACACACCCTACTTTACGTCTTTCTGCGTAACTAAGTTGAGCAAACTGATATGCTGTTTGCATGTATACTAATTCTATTGGTATTCTTGGCATATTATTATATTATAATATTTATACCAATTAGTCGGGTATTGTTTACAAAAAAAGCCCGGATTTCTCCAGGCTTTTAGTTTTATATTTAAGAATGAATTACTCTACATCAGTAGCGTCGTCTGCTAATTCAGATTCTTTCATTTCATTAATTTTAGTAGTATATGATTCGATCATTGAATTACAAGCTGCTTCATATGCTTCAGTTGAATAATCTTCTTTCATTTCTTTAAGAGCTCCAGCTGCTAATGCCGCAACTAATGCTGCGTTTTCAGCCATGTAAGATTCTACAGTGTGAGAGTCATGTGCGTCTTCTTCCCATACTTTAGCTTCGTTTTTACAAGATTCATAAACTTCTTTTAACATTGCTGCTACTGCGATAGCAGCTGCAGGATTTTCGTTTACTTCTTCAGTCTCTTCAGATTCTTTAACTCCTAAAAAGTCTGCAGCAGCAGCTTTTAATTCGTCATAAGTATATTTACCTGTTAATGCATCAGCTAAGATAGTTCCTCCTTTTTTACCAATCGCGTATAATGATACGTGATCAAATCCTAACCAAGGTCCAACGAATTCGTCTGTTGCTTTTAAACCTAAATCAACAGATAATGTCCATGATAAAGATCTCTTTGCTAAGAATTGGTCATTATAACCTAATTTACCAGCTTTAATATAACCTGATGCGTTTACAGCTTCTTCAATTGCTTCAGCTTCTTCAACTTTAAAAGTTTCTCCGTCGAATTCAAATTCATCTTCACCAGCTTCTTTAGCTTTTCTAACTGCGTCTCCGAAAGCATTACCTTCTTCAACCTCTTCAGTTTCTTCAACCTCTTCAGTTTCTTCAACCTCTTCAGATTCTTCAACTTTAAAAGTTTCTCCGTCAAATTCAAATTCAGTTTCACCAGCTTCTTTAGCTTTTCTAACTGCGTCTCCGAAAGCATTACCTTCTTCAATTGCTTTAACTTTAACAGTAAATGTCTCTTCTGATTCTTCGATGTATTCTGCTAAGTCAGCATCGTCCCATCCGTATTGAGAATCTGCTAATACTGTTTCAAGATCTTCTCTTTTACCTGTTAGTTCAACTTCTGGAAATCCTGAAGGACCTTCCTGGTCGATAACTTCCATAGAAACTTTGTTTTTCTTAAGTAATTTTGCAAGACCTTTTGATTTTGGGTCAACTGCGTCCATCACAACAGAAGCTTCCTGAACTTCTAAATTGTTAATTTCTTCTTGATTGGCATTAGCTTGCTTTTCTGCAACGTACTGCTCAAACGATTTTAATTTAGCCATAATATAATTTATTTTATTGTTTTTTATTATTAATCTATATATCTATGAATTAAATGATAGTTTCTCTACCATCAATAACGTCCTGGTAATTAACCCTACCCTTAGATCTTTTAATTTGATCTTCGTTTTCTTTTAAGTTTATTTTATAAATAGGTCTAATATATTCTTCATTTAAATACGTCTTGAATTCCTGTGGCAGCTCTTCTCCATAAAAATCCTCGTATACTGCAACATAAACTCTAGCCATTTTATCTGCAGCCATTCCTGAAGCTGAATTGATTTCTGCAACCCAACATTCGCCAGATTTATCTACCATTAAATCAATTGACCAAAGACCAAGCTTTAATTTTTCTCTAACAGTTTTACAGATATCAGTTATTTTATCCATAAAATCTAATTTACTTGTGTCTTGATCGACATACGTAAATTCAGTTTTTTCACCGGATTTTTTATCTTTAATTTCATTTTCAGTTGCTGATACTCTTTCATGGACTAATACCACAGTATCATTTACTAATAAAATTCTAAACTCAGTATCTAAGTCTTTAGCTTCTGAATAGTTTTGAAATTCCCCTTTACTTTTTTCTAAGTCTTCATAAGTATCAAAAATCTCAATACCCATTCCGGAGTGTCCATCATCTGGTTTTGCAATTACAGGAAATTCTAAATCCTTCGCATCTTCTTTTTTATAAACAGCCTTTGGTATAAAATCTGAATCTTGAAACATTTTATAAAAGTCAGTTTTATTACCGCTAATCTTCATAGCTTCTGGTAAATTATACATATCATCTTCTGATATACCATACTTCTCTAAAAAATCTAAACCTTCTTTTGAGTTTCCACCATAATAAATAAGAGGTAGTTTTGAATTAACTTCTAAGTCTTTTCCATAATCTCCTTTAGCATAAAAGGCATTATATAGTTCTTTTAAACAAATTTCGTTTACGTCGCCGTAAATACTATTGTTTGTGCCTGTAAGGCCTTTTACCTCTTCTCCTGCTAATATAAAATTAACTTTTTTTAGATAATCTTTATTAGACTTTTCAAGTAGAAATTTCTCAAATAGTTTTACTTTTTTCATGGTAGCTTTTTTATTTATACCCTATATATCTTGATCTTAAGATCTGATGTTCCTGGTAATATTCTATGAATAACTCCCGTTGGTATTTTTATATCTACGCCGATTATGAGTGGTGTTGGTAATTCATTGTCATATTGAAATCTCCAGTCGGAATCTTCTAATACTTCAATAACCCTATCTTCAGGGTCGCTGTGCCATTTATATAAGTGTTCTGGATAGCTTGGATCGAATGTTCTTATAATATAACCATCATACTGCTCTTCAACGAAGGGCTTAGTTTGATCATTTATGTTAGATATCAATTCTTCCATTGACATGCTACCACATTTACAAGATTTACATTTACAATCTTTATCTACCATGGCTGATCTGATTTTAAACCTAATTGTTTTCCAAAAAGAGTTGGTCCATAACATGCCCAGAATCCAGCTTTCATTGGATCCATTTTTTCTGCTTTATCGCAACCGTGCCTAGCCCAGAAACTAGCAGCTTTTCCAGGATTATCATTTTTAACTGTAAGGTTTGGATCTCCCCATTCTACCTTTTTTGCTAATACATTCCCTTCTTTGTCTTTTCTACCTCCGTCTCTATATACTATAAACTTCTTACCTCCACCTCGTTCTGGCGAATCTAATTTAACTTTAATTGTCTTTCCTCCACGTGGAGTATAAAGAGCAGGTTTACCTACATCTAGATTTTTAGCCATCCAGCCTGATGGTCCTTTTAGAATAATGTTATTTTTATCCCAGTATTCTTTAACCTCTTCGAATAGTTTAGAATAGGCATCACTACCTAATCTAAAGAATGAATTAGTTAAATCTAAATCTTCTGCAATATGTGCCTTTAATTCTGGTGAAACCTTTTCCCAAGCTTCAAATGTTTTTATAAATTTCATATTTCTATTTTTCCATGTTATCAATTAAATCCTGTCGGTCTAATTGTTTATAAACTTCTTTACGAACCTTTTCCATTTTATCAGCGTACTTTGGATCGTCATTACGATTAAATACAACTTGTTGAGTTAGTGAACCGCTAATCTTCTTAACATCACCTTTACGAGTCTTAATTAACCATGCTGCTAAATCTTTAATTCCTAAATCTTTGAACCTACCCTCAGCCGGAGGTGCATCCGACTTGTTAAAATCTGGAGCTCCTGCTGGTTTTTTCTCTGTAATGAATTGTTCGAATAGCTTTATAAATTTCATGTTAATCTTCTTTTGATTTGAATGGTAACTTTTTATCGTGACCTCCGTCTCTAACTTCTTTAGCAACGTCGGAATCAGCACCGCCCCAAGTTCCTTTTCCTTTTTCTAAGAATGCATTTATTCTGGCATATCCCCATCCTTCTTGTGTCATACCTGGATGGTGTCCACCGTTCCAAGCGTCCATTCCACGTCTCATTATGATTCTCAATAAAGGTACAGGTACTCCACTTTCTTTTGATTTGTTCTTGATTCCAGTCTCTACAGCCTTACCTTTAAGAGGTCCTCTGTCTCCTTTAGCCTTTTCTGCTTCATTAACAGATTCTCCTAAAACTGGCGTATTATCATGACCGCATTTGTGGCATATGTAAGGATCTTCACCACCTTCGTCTAACCTCCAAGACCAGTCACAACCTTCACAAGATACTTTATTTGCTGAAAACTCTTCAAACAATTTAATGTATTTCATTTTCTTTTAATCTTTGTTTATACTCTATATATCAGGATAAAACTAGATCATTTAGATATTCTTTACGGTATTTGATTAAGGCTAGCTCTTTAGCTTTGACTTCTAGTTCAATATCAATATCCATGTCATACGTTTCTATTTTTTCGTATATGTAATCAGCATGTGCTCTCGGTATAACAGATTCATCTTCATGTAGCTTTTTTGAAGAAGAGTAGTGGCATAATTGGCGAATACCTTTAGGCCATGTTTTTGCACATAATTCAAGTGCATCTTTTTCTGGCATTGGATCT